AAACGTCAGTGCATCGCCAACCTGTGCCAGTGGGAATATCGCAGCGCAGAGTGCGGCTACACCGGTACCAACTACTTCGACGAAAACGACATCCCGCTGAACAGTGTTGCGGCGACTAACTTCTCAACCGCACCGGGTAACACGCTGAACAGCGGCGAGTCCATGGTGCTGGAGACCGAGCGAGTAAGCAGCAACGGCTGGTTCCGCTTGCGCGTCGGCTCACTGGGCAACGTGTTTGTGCAGGACAAGTCGTACACCGTCGCTTGGAGTGCCAACACGCAGAACCTTGGCGGCTACCGGCTGGAGATGGAAACCAACGGCAACCTGCGGCTGCTCACCAGCGCAAACGTATCGGTTTGGCGCACGGGCACTGCATACCTTGGCACTCCTGTGACGGTGACTTGGCTGGAGTGGGAGCCAACCGACATCCGCGCCGGTCGCAATGGCTCGTTCTTCCACGAGGTCTTGGGCAACGCCGACAGCTACCAGGGTCAGACCCGCACGCAGAACTACACCTTTACTTACGAAGGTAAGACGATCACGCTGCAACTATCAGCCACATCCGAGCCGATTCCAGCTGGCGAACAGTATTTATACCCATCAGCCACCTATCGCTGGCGGCAAACAGCGGGCACTGGAGCAGCAGCCACCGTAATCAGCAGCACCGGGCTGTGGAAGCAAGGCACCACGTTCAAGGCCACCATCACCACCAGCACTAATAACCCGTTCCGCAGCCCCACCGGCTATGGGACATTGACGACTGTGAGCGCGGTCTACAACATCGCCAGCGTGACCGGCACTGCCAACCGCGCCGTGATCGGCAACAACGGCAACCTGCGCCTGCTGAACGCCAGTGACGTTGTGATCTGGGAAACCGGCACCAATATCACCACCGAGCCCCGCGTCATTTCCGGCACCGGCGACCCGCTCAATGACGTATGCGGCAAGCGACTCAGCAGTTGCAAAGCCCGTTTTGGCGAAAATGCTGAACTGCCATTTGGCTCATTCCCAGGCGTCGGGAGCACCTTCTGATGAAAAACTGGCGTAAGGCTGCTGTCGCTCACGCACTGGAAGAGGCGCCACGGGAAGCCTGCGGTCTGCTGGTGGTGATCAAAGGACGCGAAAAGTATTGGCCTTGCAAGAACCTGGCACCAACGCCGGACGACTTTTTCGTGCTGGATCCTGAGGATTTTGCCGCCGCCGAAGATGCTGGTGAGGTCGTTGCCGTGATCCACAGCCACCCCAAGACACCAGCCGACCCCAGCGACGCTGATCGCATTGGCTGCACCAAGTCCGGCCTGCGCTGGTACATCGTCAACCCCGGCAACGAAACCTGGGCTGAACTGTCGCCTAGCGACTACAAGGCACCACTGATCGGTCGCCAATGGGCATGGGGCATCAGTGACTGCTGGACGCTGGTCCGCGACTGGTACGCCGAAACCTGGGCACTAGAACTCCCCGATTGGGAGCGCCCGCTGGACATGCTGGCGTTCAATGAAAACCCGATGTTTGAGGACTGCTGGCGCGATGCAGGTTTTGTTGAGGTGCCACTGCAGCAAATGCAGATTGGCGACGCGCTGCTGATGTCATTGGACGGCTCACCGGGGCTAAACCATGTGGCGGTCTATGTCGGTGAGCAGATGATCCTGCACCACATCAGAGGCCGACTCAGTTCTAGAGATGTGTTTGGCGGCTACTATCTAAAGCAGGTGGGGCGTGTTCTGCGCCATCAGAGCAGGTGCCAGTGATGCGGGTCATCAAGGTTTACGGCAGCCTGGCAAAGTTCCTGGGGCAGCGCAGCTTCAAGGCGGCAGTCAACACACCGATTGAGGCAATCCGCTTTCTGCTGGCAAACTTCCCGCAAGTCGAAGCACATATTGCCGAGAATCACTACAAAATCAGCGTGGGGCGCAATGCACTGCAAATCGGAGATCAGCCTGAGTTGTTGACATACCCAACCGCAGAATTTGAGCCAATTCGGATTATTCCATCCATCACAGGTGCTGGTGCTAGTGGCGGACAAATTGCAGCAGGTATTGGCTTAATTGCGCTGGCAATACTTGCGGGTCCAGCAGCCGGTGGCTTTTTAGGGTTAGGGGCTAATGCTCTTGCCGGCACTTTTACTTTGGGCGCTGTCGCCGCTCAAGCCATTGGTGGCATAGGTCTTGCATTAACTCTTGGTGGCGTTGCCGGTCTGATGGCACCCACCTCCAACCCCAACGGTCTTGCCACTAGCGGCTCAGATTCTGCGTCTGATCCCCGCAAGTCGTTCAGCTTTAGCGGCATCCAAAACGTTTCTAGGCAAGGCGTACCAGTGCCGATTGTCTACGGCGAAGTAATCGTTGGCTCCGTCGTTATTTCTGCTGGCATTAACACTGAGGAGGTAGCAGTCTGATGGCTAAAAAGATTGCTGGTGCAGGTGGTGGCGGTCAGCCTCAGTACACGGCACCGTCGCCGCCAAGCATCCAGCCTGACAACCTGGAATCCAAGCAATATGCCCGCATCATTGACCTGCTGAGTGAAGGCGAAATTGAAGGCTTCCCGTCCGCTCGCGCTTACACCCGTGGCACCGCTGAATACAACCGCGCACTGCTCAAAGACATTTACCTAGAAAACACGCCGCTGGTGCGTGCCGAGGCGAATCCCAGCCAGCCATACCAAGACTCAGATTTCAACTTCAAAGGCATTGAAATTACGCCGCGTTACGGCACACAAAACCAAACATATCTGACCGAGGTCGGCACATCCACCCAAGAAGAAGTATCCGTAAACGTCAAAGTCGTCAAAGCTGTACCAGTCACGCGCAGCATCACCGATGTCAATGTCAACGGCGTTCGCGTCACAATTTCAGTCCCCCAGCTGCAAGAACTGCTTAGCAAAGGTGATGTTGAAGGCTCAAGAATAGATCTGCAAATCCAACTGTCGTACAACGGCGGTCCATATACAACGGTCCTATCAGACACAATCACTGGTCGTACTGCTGACCTGTACCAGCGCAAATATCGCATCGACTTAACGCAAGCCCCGCCGGTTGATGTTCGCGTGGTGCGTGTAACCGATGATCCGGTCAATACATCAGAGCGCACCATCGTCAACGAGTTTTACTGGGCAAGTTACACAGAACTGATTTACGCCAAGACGCGCTATCCAAACAGTGCCGTGGTGGGCATCCTTGCCGATGCAGAACAGTTCAGCAGCATCCCCAACCGCTCATACCGGATCCGTGGCATCAAAGTTGCCATCCCAAGCAACGCCACAGTTGACGCCACCAACGGCAGGCTTACCTATTCCGGTGTCTGGGACGGCACTTTCCAGTCCGCGAAGTGGTGTAGTGATCCAGCCTGGATCCTGTGGGACTTGCTTACCAGCACCCGCTACGGACTGGGCGATCACATTGCCGCTGCATCGCTGGATAAGTGGAGTTTTTACAGCGCAAGCGTCTACAGCAACACGCTGGTGCCCGATGGCTTCGGCGGTGAGGAGCCGCGTTTCAGCTGCAACGTCAACATCCAGACGCAACAAGAGGCTTACAAGCTGATCAATGACTTGTGTTCCGTCTTCCGCTCGCAGCCGTACTGGAGCACCGGCAGCCTGACGATTGCACAGGATCGCCCGACCGACCCCACCTTCATCTTCAACCAAGGCAACGTCACCCCGGAAGGTTTCAGCTACAGCGGCAGCAGCCTCAAGACGCGCCACACCGTTGCAGTCGTTTCATACCTAGATCTCGATGCACGCGACACCGCCTACGAAATGGTGGAGGACGCTGCTGGCATCGCCAAGTACGGCATCAACAAGATTGAGATTGAGGCGTTTGCCTGCACCAGTCGTGGTCAAGCCCGCCGTGTTGGTGAGTGGCTGCTGTATGCCGAGCAACGCCAAGGCGAGGTGATCAGCTTCACCACCGGCATTGCAGAAGGCAGCCAAGTCCGCCCCGGTCAAGTCATCCAAGTGGCTGATCCGGTCAAGGCAGGTCGTTTCCGCGCCGGTCGCATCACAGGCGGCACCGCCCAAGTGCTGACACTGGATCGCTCCGCTGAGCAGATGTTTGCCGACGGTAT